AATTGAAGAAGTGTGGTATGCGAAGTTCTTGCCACCAGCTACAGCAGACGTTGAGAAAATCTTGAAGCCCAAGAATTCTTTCATTGTCATACCGCCAGCAAACGGAAGATTCTGTGGACCAACGAAGTCCGAAGAAGCAAACTCAGTGATTGCAAACAAGTCAGCAAACCCAGCAGGCGACATAGCAAGATAGCGCTGTCCGTCTTCTGGAACGTCTGCTGTACCAAATGTTTGGAACAATGAGAGCAAGTCAGCCTTTTCAAGCGCAGAACTTGCGTCATGGATTTGAGTGCTGTTAGCACCAGCGTCCATAGCAGCGATGAGGATTTCATCAGTCTTGCGGCCCAAGGCTCCAGCAGCAGATTGTGCAACAGCTTGGCGCTCGTTGATGTTAGTCTTCAACTCGTCAAGTTTGTCGATGTACTCTGGTGCATAGTAATCAGCCATGGTTGCTTCCACGTTAGTGTGAGCAAGTTCCATTGGTGTTACGTTACCGTTGCGGGATTTAGTAGTTGCGACGCCTTTGCCAATTACTTGGAAACGAGCAACCGAAGCAGAAACATTTGTAGACCGTACTGTGTTACGGAGCTTAGACCCCATACGTTGATACGCCAAATGTACTTCTGTCTCGAACTGCTTGATAAAGGCTTGGTCAATAGTATTAGCCATTTTTTCAGTCCTATTATGAAGTTACAGTGTCAACGGGTGTCCGCTCTTTCACCTCAGCAAGGGTATCCTTTCGGGCCTTTCAGTGCTTTACGGGCCGTAGTGAGTTATTGTAAACAAGTTTTTCGTTTGGATTGCAACGCACAAATTCAACATACTCGTTTGAATCGCGCCGACTTACGCCGACAGCCTCGAAGCCAAGCCAAGATGCCCAGTTTAAAATTGGCTCATATTCAGCCAAGATTGTCATAGTCATCATCTCTTCTGTTTGATCAAAAAAGTTTACTAAAAGCTTAGAGCCACGTGCCAGTGCGTGAAAGTTTTGCTTCAACCCACTGGAAAACATAGCAAACATCTGAGCATCTTTAGCATCATCGTACCAAAGGCCACCAACCATTAAAAAGGTTTCTTCATTTCGTCTTGCTATATAGGATTCTGAGCATTCGTGCATCTCGTATAAAGACTGCCTTATGTCAGTGTGGCCCATTAAAATTAGCTCTCTTTTATTTTCCGAGCTTAAATTCTCCGCCACCTCGTCTATGTGACCGAGGGTAAACGGGGTGAGATAGTAATCACCCCGCTGAATAATCTTAACTTCTGTAGACCTGCTTGAAACCAGCTTCGACTTCCCGAACGAAGTTTGGGTCACGGTCCCTTGGGTTGTGGTATCTTGGATCACTCATCATCTCCCTGAGTTTAGCCTCAGTCAAACCTGCGGTGGGCTGAGTATTTCCAGAGAATGATCCACCTTTTAGCGCCTCTTGTATAGACTCTAGGGCTAAAATACCTTCGTGGCTTTCACACATGCGCTCAATTGCTGGCAATGCGTTAGGCGGAAAGAACTTAGTGGCAAACATAGAAGCTGCTTGAATACGAGTATCCGCATTCTCACCTAGCTTTTGAGCCTCTGCCTCAAGATCGGGGCCTTCATTGCCGGGTACAGACGCAGCATACATCTCAATCCCCTGCTGGAATTCTTCTTGAGAGAAGCCATTTTCATAGGCGTGATCGGACCACCACTTCAAAAGCTCATTATCTACAGATGCTTCTGCGTCAATGATCTCTGGCAACTCGTAATCACCAGCGCTTTCTGGACGGCTGCTGAACGCTTCCGTCTGTATCTCTTCCATAAGCTTAGACTTGATGTCATCTTCTTTGTTGCCAAGCTTAGACTCAAGTTCTTTATACGCCTTAGCCAAGTCTTCGCCCGTGCTGTATTTCTCAGGTAACCACTCCGGTCTATCCGTTTGTGACGTTACGTCACTTTCGATAACATAGTCCCGTGACGTTACGTCACTTTCAACTGGGGATTCTGTGCCACCTTCCATAAGTGTTTCGCTCATCTATTTTTGCTCCTATGTGCATGTGAGATACGCCGTTCCATTAGGCCAACGATATAACGCTGGCCCTCAACGTGTCTCAACTCTTCCGTTGTCACGTTAGGCCCATGAACCATTTCAATGGTTATGGATCGTAGGTACTTTAAGACTTCCTTCCCAGTAGGCGATTCAAATATACTGGCAATATTCTTGCTTATCTCCGCGTCTCTCTCTGAGTTACGTTGATAACCATCTATTCCGATATTAATCTTGTTAGCCAATAGGAGCCTCTTGCTGTGGTTGCTGTTGCATCTGTTGCTGTTGCGCCATTTGCTGCGCCATTGCAGCTAATTGTTTACGTTGATCTGCATCACGAATCAAGCTTTCCGGTACACCAAACTTTTTAGCAAGGTGAGCCGCTGTTTCTTCGCCATCAATAAGAAGCTGCAACATCTCTGGGCCGAACACACCGCCAACTAGCTCTAGGAATCTAGCGATACTTGAGATGTCTTGGTTGGCTTGAGCTTGAGCAAGTGGAGATACAGACCTAATCTTAACTTCACGACCATTGACAGTAGGGACTTCGATACGCCCTTGCTTCTTAAGGATGTAGATTACACGCTGTAATAACGGTTGTACTAACTCAGCCTGCAATCTGCCAAAAGCAGAACCCATACGGCGCGATAAGTCAGCCATACGCTCAGCAACTTCCGTAGCTGTAGCTGGTGTACGGTCAGGATTGCCCAACATATCGTTGTAAAGCGCACGTTTAATATTCAAACGCATATCGCTTAGTACCAATTGGGCCACATCAAAGTTACCAGCGGCTTGAATCGGCTGCAATCCAGCGGAACCCATAGCTTTAGGAATGATTGATCCCGGTACAAGTTGAATAGTATCAGGGTTAATGACGCCATCATCATCAATTTGATAGACACCTGAGATAGCCATTTGAGCGTTCTCAAGAATAAGTTCGATAGTTAGGTTACACGTCTTGATAGCAGACAGCGCGTTAATTAGTGGGCCGCGACCATATATTTCACCAGCACACTTAGACCAACGGAAACAAATGAATGGGTTTGCGCCCAGTCCAGAAATCTCATTTGAATATAGCAGTGTTTCAGTGTTCATACAGATAGCATAGTGGAAGTAAGCATCCTCGTTCTTACGAGAATAGTCCTTACATACCAACTCAAGAACGGTTGTCTCAGCTTCTTTCCCCATTTGCGCCATAACTTTAGGGTCAAATGTTGCATTAGGGTACAACTCACTAAGCTGATCGTACTTTATATTCTTCCGCTCACGATAAACGTGGTCAATCTTATCATCAGGGCCAGTGTCCAGAACAACATGAGGCAGTGGGATGGCGCTAAAATTAACAGGATTAATAGCATCGCCTTCTTCTACACACAAAATGCCAGTGCCGACAGCCAAGTCCATGAACGATTCATGCACCTCTTGGCTAAAGTTAGAGTTCTGAAGTACCTCGAAGACGTAATCCGTTACCTCATCAAGCTCATTATCAATGGCTTCACGCTGATCTTTGGGAACTTCGCTGCCTGACATGAGGTCAGCCCATCTAGCAAAGTTAGGAACAATGCCAGATTGAAGTCGGCTTGCAAACTCCTGCACACCCACGACTGCCGTTTCGTCAAAGATTTTATCATCTCTGCGCTCACCGGGAGTTTCTGAATAAAAGGATTCACGTTGCGGAAGAGCATACTCATAACATTCTTCAAACAACGGAACCCAACGCTCACGGAAGGCTTTCGACTTCTGATAGCGCTGGATGTACGTCTTTGCAATCTTGTCCATTACCTATTAAACCTACCAATAAATCCTTCGCCTGAGCCGCCGCTTCTGAATAAGGATCGTCTACCCTTCCCTCTACCAGCGCCGCCTCGACCTTCGCCTGCTGACCTAGCTTCAAGAGCTTCGCTTATATCGTCGCGCTTTTCAGAAGCTTTATCTTCTGCCGCTGCACGCTTTGCTGCGTCTGCTTCAAGTGAAGCATCTACAGATACTTGTTTCTCTTCTACTGAAGGGCCACCGCCACCACCACCAAAACACATAATATTCTCCTTTGCTTTACACTTCGTAAGCACGAAAGCGGTGCAAACTCAACGCACAAATTACAATCTTGACCACAATCCCGGTTTTTTACGCCGCGCTGGCCCCCTGCTAAACACATCAAAGTCACGTTTAGCCACTGTAGGAGTGGCTGGTTTCTGGCTATTCATCAGAGCGCGGCCTTCGCCAGCACCAAGGAACAAGTATTGTGCTGCATCGTGGACGTGAGAAAACATATTCTTATCAGGTTTATCGTCGAAGCGCTCACCCGATACCTGCATACGCTTGTAGGCATAGCCACCCTCGAACCCTTTGATGAGTTGAGTACACCTTCTGTCAATCAATAGTGCTGGCTTCCCTTCAGTCATCTTGGTTAGCTGGGAAGAGACAGCCTCAAGTCGAAGGTCAACAGAGTTGGAAGGCGCTGGGAACGCCCTCAAGCCAGCTCCGCGCATGATGTGAAAGGGAGTTGACTCATCAGTTTGTGCGCGGAAATCTCCTGAAGGATCGCCATAGATTATGACTTCACCCGCAGCGGCAAACCTTGTTGCCAATTCTTGTCGTAAAACTTCGGAGAACCTAACGATTCCCATGTCTATTGCCACAATCTCTGCCTGTAAGAACCACCTACCACGGACTTTTTGCCCAATAACAGCGGCAGGAGTAAGCCCAAAGTCCACCCCAACGTACAGTGGGACGTTAGCGGCTATAGGTATTTCCTCTTTTGCAACGTGAACTTCGGTAGCAAACATAGGATACACGGGCTTTCCTTCCTGAATATGGCCTAATCTGTTCATTACATAGACATCAATCCATGATTTAGTCTTACCCTGAACTAGGTTAGGGTAGTAACTCTTCATCATGTTCTTCTGATTCTCAGCACCTTTGCTAGGAACGTACCCTTGTATCTCTCCTTGCTCGTCTTTCGTCTCGACCATCCCAGAGGGCTGGGTATAGAAACGCCAGTTAGTCGGTTTGACCAGCATCTTAGCTTGCTCACGCGGAATATGATCTGGGATTGGAACCTCACCGGACATAATAGGCCACCAGTGATCCTCCTCAGGAGCATTGGTATCGGCAATAACGCCAGTCCAAGAAGG